TACAAACCAAGAAGTTTACGACCGTGTTACAATAGACAGTTCAACAACAGATTATGATGTTAGATACCCATTAATAAGTTCAAAAAGAATTTGGCAATTTTCTGGAAGTGTTCCTTTACCACAAGACAATTGCCCTGAATGGTTTGAATATCCAACAAATAATTCGGATAACATAGGCGATAATGCAGGTGAAATAGAATACCAAGAATTGTTTCCTGCGATTAGAGTTGCAAGTATTTTTGATTTAATTGAAGCGGAATATGGAATAACTTTTAATGGACTTTTTCTAACTTCAGATATGTTTAGAAAAGCATTTTTATATTATAAAAATAAAGAAAAGTTTAATTTTATTACACAACCGGCAAACGTTACTTTTACTGTAACAGGTTCATCAATAGTTGAAACTTTTCCAAGTTCAACACCTGCTGCAACAACACCTGTTCCAAGTCCTTATACTTCATTTAATTTAACTAACAACACATTTAACACAATTTATGTAACACCAAATCTTGGTGGAGCAAGTCCACAAACATACGGCACAGTTTCACACGAATTACAAATAACTTACACAGGTTCTTTACCTTTATTGTCGAATTGTTGGTTAGACGTATATAAAAATAATGTGTATGTTCAAACGTTTACTTTAATATCTAATCTTGGTGGGGTTTTTACTTTGCCTAATTTAGAACAAACACCAAACAACGATGTATTTTATACTTTTAAACTTCGTGGTGCATTAGCGCAAACACTTACTTTTGAATTTGTTTATACGCTACAATATAATTATTGGGCGTTGGCAGGTGGAATTTATCAATGGTTTACTTATAAAGCAGTAACTTCATTTAATACTAATAACGTTACATTAACTTCTTTTACTGATTTACAAGGACTTGCTCCAGATATGAAAATATCGGATTTTATAACAGGAATATGCAACGAGTTTAATATGACTGTTTATTCTAAAACAAAAAACGTATTTACATTTGAACCAATTCAAGATTGGTATAAAAAAGGCGCAGTAATAGACATAACAAAATTTACTGATGTAACAAGCATTGAAATTGAAAGGTTAAAACTTTATAAATTAATAGAGTTTAAATACCAAGATAGCGAAAGTTTTATGAATAAATATTTCCTTGAAAATCCTGCTAATTTAACAGCTCACGGTTACGGAAACGCAAAAGAAAATTATCCATTTGATGGTGGCGAATACAAAATACAAAGTCCATTTGAAAACTTATTACATAACAATTTCGGAAACAATTTGCAAGTTGGTTATTGTTTAAATAAAGAATTTGCGCCTTACATTCCAAAACCTGTTTTGTTATATATTAACACGCTAACAACTTTAACAGCAGGAGACAAAATACATTGGCACGGACTTCCAAACATAGCAGAATACGTTCCATTTGGACAAGATAGCGAAATTTTAATACAAGGTGGAATTTTTCCTTTGACATTAAATTTTGGTGTAGAAATTTCAAGTTTTTATAATGTAGAAAATACGAATACACTTTACGCTTTATACTATCAAAGTTATTTAGTTAATTTATACAACCCAAAAAATAGACTTGTAAAAGTTAAAACGGTACTTCCTGTTTCTTTACTTACACAACTTCAATTAAACGACCGTCTTCTAATTAGAGACAAACGTTATTTAATAAATGAAATGCAAAGTGACTTGACAACAGGTGATGTAGATTTTACTTTAATAAATGATTTTGCAGAAGTTAACCCAATAGTTTATGGAGTAAGTACACCAAGCGGTTCTGTTCATAGTATGGCAATTTTATTTAGTAATGGCGCTACACAAGTAAGGGTTTCAAAAAGCGCAAACGCAAGTAACGTTACTTTGTCAAGCGTTTTATTTACAAGTGAAGGTTATTTAAAAATAACAGTTCCTGCAAACGCAACAAGAACAATTACAATAACTTTAGATACAGAATACATTAACGGAAACACGGAAACAAACTATATTATAATAGAACAACAATGATAAACAAAATAATAGAAATGCTTTTGTTAAGTGATTTTTACGGAGAAAGTGAAAACATAGACATAGCAAAAGGTAAATACAAATTTACTACAAGCATAAAAGAACAATATAAACAAGCATTAAGAAGAAACTTAAGAAAAAAAATAAAAGATAATGGCTGAAAAAAGAGTAATTGAAATACAAGTTAAAACAAACGCTTCTCAGGCATCTGCTGAAATAGGTGGAGTTGCAGCTTCATCAACAGCGGCAGCGGCAGGAGTTACAACTTTAGGAAATGCAAGTGCAGCAACAGGCGCTAAAATGGGAACGTTTGCAGCAATTAAAACTGCAATTACAGGACTTGTACCGGGACTTGGAGCGGCAGAAGGTGGCGTAATGAAGTTGGGCGCTCAATTTATGAACTTGCTTAAAAACCCAATTGTCTTAGTTATTGCGGGAATTGTTGCAGGTTTAAAACTTGTTTACGAAGCATTCCAATCTAACGTTAAAGGCGGTAAAGAAATAGCCGCAGTCTGGGAAGGTTTAAGCGCAGTGGGAACACAAGTAAAAGACGCGACTATGGGTTTAGTTCGTGCTTTTGGCTATGCAGTACAAGCGGCTTATAAATTTTTAACTTTAGATTTTAAAGGTGCTTCCGAAGCAATTAAAAACGCAAACGGAGAGGCGGCTGATTCATTTAAACAATTAGGAGACGCAGCAAGTGGAAAAACTTTTAAAATTGTTAGAGCTTTAGAAAAAGAACAACAAGCAAACAATAAAGCAAAAAAAGAACAAACAGTTGCACAGTCAGAAGTTAATAAATTACTTGTTCAGTCAAGAGAGATTTTAACGGATGAAACGACTTCAATGAATGAAAAACGCAAAGCACTTGCGCAAGTAACACGAGAAGAAAATAAAGCCGCAGCAGAACGTACAAGAATAGCCGCTAAAGATTTAGAAATTTTAAAAGGAAAGGCAAAAGCATTAGGCGGACAAGCGGAAATAAAAATGAAGCAAGAAATTCGTGAAGCTACTATTGCGTTGAACGAAGCGGAAACCGAAGGTGCAATGACTGGCATTAAATTGAACAGGCAGAAAAAAATGTTAGCGCGTCAAGAAACAGCCGAAAATAAAGAAGCAATAAATGCAGCTAAAGAACGTGGGAAAGAAAACGCAGAAAAGGAAAAGGAAAGAGTAAAACAAAAAGAAGATGCTTTAAAGAAAATTAAAGAACTTGAAACAGCATATTCAGATAGTTTATTAAGTGATGAAGCAAAAGAAATTGTTGGAGTTCAAAGAAAATACAAAGAACTTTACGATGAAGCGGCAAAACATAAATTAGACATAACAGAATTAAAAAAAACAGAAGCCGCAGAAAAATTAAAAATTGAAGATAAATACGACCAACAAATTTTTGATAAAATTGCGGCACTTACCGACACCGAGCAACAAAAACTTTATGATGCTTATCAAAAAGAAGTAACTGCGGCTAAAGGAAATAAAGATTTATTGTTAGCATTAGAAAACGATTATTTAAAGAAAAAAGGCGTATTAGACAAAGCAGACAAAGACAAAAAAGCTGCTGAAGATTTAAAGTTAAAAGAACTTACGTTAAGTGAAGAAGAATTAAAATTATCAAAATTAACAACTCAATACGAAGCCGACCAATTATTATACAAGGACAATAAAGAAATTTTAAAAGCACTTGATATAAAATATTCAAAAGATAAAGAAACTTTAGAAAACGAAGAACTTACAAAAACAAGAAGCAATACAAATAAAAAAATACAAATGGCAATGTCGGCTTTATCTATTTTAAACGATGCTTTTCAAATGAGCGCAGGTAAAAGCGAAAAAGACCAACGTAAAGCGTTTAAAACACAAAAAGCGTTTAACCTTGCTTCAGCTATTGCAAATACTTATTTAGCAGTTACAGGCGCTTTAACTGCGGGTGGTAACCCAATTAAATTAGCAACAGGAATGCAATTTGTTGAAGCAGGAATAGCAGCTGCAACCGGAGCAATTCAAATAGCAAAAATAGCAGGAACACAATTTGAAGGTGGTGGTAGTTCAGCAGGCGGTGGAGGTGGCGGTGGCGGTGCAACAGCCCCAACAATGTCAGCACCACAATTTAACGTAGTTGGACAAAGTGGCGTTAATCAGTTAGCAAGTCTTAACCAACAACCAATACAAGCATACGTAGTTTCAGGACAAGTAACTTCACAACAAGCGTTAGATAGAAACAGGTTAGCAAACGCAACTTTAGGCGGTTAGAAAATACAACAAACAAACAATAATTAAATTAATATATTATGTATAGAATAGTTGAATTAATAATTGACGAAAAAGACGAAACAAGCGGAATAGACGCAGTTTCAGTTGTGTCAAGTCCTGCAATCGAAAGCGACTTTATAGCACTAAAAAAACACGAAATAGAGTTAAAAGAAGTTGATGCTGAAAAGCGTATTTTAATGGGAGCGGCTTTAATTCCTAATAAACAAATTTACCGCAAGAACGACAAGAACGAAGAATACTACATTTACTTTAGTGAAGAAACTGTAAGAAAAGCAAGTGAGTTATTTTTTATGAATAGCAACCAGAACAACGCAACTTTAGAACACAAACAAAAGTTAGAAGGAATGTCGGTTGTCGAAAGTTGGATAGTTGAAGGTTCACACGACAAGTCAATGAACTACGGTTTTAACTTTCCTAAAGGTACTTGGGTAATTTCAATGAAAGTAAACAACGATGAAATTTGGAACAAAGTAAAATTAGGCGAAGTAAAAGGGTTTAGTATTGAAGGTTATTTTGCGGACAAATACGAAATGAGTTTAGTAAATGACGAGCAAATTTTAATGGATAAAATCAAAGAAATTATTTTAAATGGCGAAGCAAACTAACGTTAAAGTTCATCTTAAAAAACCGAAAGTTAAACGTGCAGGAGTACACGCAAAAACACGAAATAGCAAATTAAAGTCAAGTAAAAATTATACTAAAACTTATACAAGACAAGGACGTTAAGTTTAAAAATACAACAAAAAATAAACAATTAAATTATATAAATATAACCTAAAACAAACAAATGAAAACAAGCGTAATTAACCAAATCAAAACTTTACTTGGAATGGAAGTAAAACTTGAAACAATGAAATTAATGGACGGAATAACAATTTTTGAAGCTGACACTTTTGAAACTGACAAAGAAGTTTTTATTGTAACTGAAGACGAGCAAAAAATACCAGTTCCAATCGGAGAATATGAATTAGAAGACGGACGTATTTTAGTAGTAGAAGTTGAAGGAATTATTTTAGAAATAAAAGAAGTTGCAACTGAAGAAGAAGTTGTTGAAGAAACGCCAGAAGTTGAAGCGGGTTACAAAGAAGACGAAGAAAAAATGCAAGCAACACCAAGCGCAAAAAAGACAATTGAAAGCGTAGTTAAAGAAACGTTCTTTGCAGAAATAGAAAAATTAACACAAGAAAATATAGAGTTAAAAGCACAATTAGAAAAGTTGTCTAAAGTTGACGAAGTTACAACAGAAGTAACCGAACTTGCAGACGTAAAACCTATTGCGTTTAACCCTGAAAACACGAACGAAGTTGAACACTTTCAATATGGTTCAAAGAGACCACGAACAATGATGGACTCTATTTTAGAAAAAATTAACAAATAAGTATTAACAATTTAAAATTTAAAAAATGCCAAATCCGGTAACAACAGGTACAACTTACGCAGGCGAATTCGCAGGCAAGTATATCGCAGCAGCACTTCTAAGTGCACCAACATTAGAGCAGGGTGGAGTTACAATACTTCCGAATGTAGCATACAAGCAGGTAATACAAAAAGTAGCAACAGGAACCATAGTAACCGATGCTTCGTGCGCATTTACTCCTTCGGGCACAGTAACACTTACCGAGAGCGTTTTAACAACAAAAGAATTACAAGTAAATATTGAACTTTGCAAGTCAGACCTTTTCCAAACTTGGCAAACTGCCGAAATGGGTTATAGTGGGTTTAAAACTTTACCTAAAACGTTTTCTGATTTCTTAATTGCACACGTTGCTGAAAAAGTAGCGGCTGCAACAGAAACTGCAATATGGAGCGGAACAGCAACAACAGGTTCTTATTTAGGACTTAAAGCGAAGTTAATTGCAGGTGGAGCACCAGCAGTAGGTACACCATTAACAGGTGCAGCTTTAACAAGTGCAAACGTTATTTCTGAAATGGGTAGATTAGTAGATTTAATTCCTGCAACACTTTACGGAAACGAAGGATTGAGATTGTATGTTTCTCAAAAAATTGCTAAATTGTACGTTCGTGCATTGGGTGGTTTTGGTGCTTCAGGTTTAGGAGCAAACGGAGTTAACGCACAAGGTACACAATGGTTTACAAATGGTTCACTTTCATTTGACGGTATTCCAATTTTTATGGCTAACGGACTTGGAGCAGACAATATGATTGCAACAACTGTAGACAACCTTTATTTTGGCTGCGGACTGTTAAATGACCAGAATATTTGCAAGGTTTTGGATATGTCTGACATTGACGGAAGTGCAAATGTACGTGTAGTTATGCGTTACAATGCAGGAGTTGAAATTGGTTTTGCTTCAGACGCAGTAACTTACGGAGCGTAATATTAAATAAAAAGCGTAGGCAACTGCGCTTTATTTTATTCATAATTTAAAAACAAAACAAAATGGCTTGTTTATTAACACACGGTAGAGCTGAATCTTGTAAAGAATTTGTTGGCGGTATAAAGTCAATATACTTTATTAACTACGGAGATTTAGGTGCAATTACTTACGATGGTATTTCACCACCACTTCCAGACATTACCGACCAAATTAAAACTATTGCAGGAACTTTCAGTTTATTCAAGTATGACTTGAAAGGCGCAAATAGCTTCGAGCAAACAATTACAAGTTCACGTGAAAACGGAACAACATTTGTTGAGCAAACTTTAACTTTTACAATTAAAGGTTTAGATGCACAAACTACAAGACAAATGAAATTACTTGCTTGGGGTAGACCACACGTTATAATTAAGACAAACGCTAACAATTTCTTTTTAGCAGGACTTAATCACGGAATGGATGTAACAACAGGAACTATTGCAAATGGTGTGCAAATGGGTGACTTAAACGGTTACACATTGACACTTGTTGGACAAGAGCCAATTCCTGCAAATCATTTGCCTGTTGCTTCACCTTATGCTGATGCAGATTTAGTAGGTGCAACAAAAGTATTTACAGGTTTAACAACTACAAATATTATTTCAGCTTAACACTTAAAAAATTATTTTTAAAGCCGTTCGTGAGTTCGGCTTTTTTTTTGTCTTAAAAAAAGAACAAAAACACGAATATTTAATTATAACTATATGATAGTATTAACACCTTCAGGAAGTCCACAAACATTTAGTTTTATTCCACGTGACAATACGTTTAATGTTATGGAACTTACAGACGAACAAACAAACGTAACAACGCCTGTAGCGATTACTTCAAGAACTGTTGGAGACTACATTTATACAATTACAGCAACCTTTGGTTTAGTAG